CACACCTTTTCAAGGAACCTAAGAGTGTCCTTATCGCTCTTCTCTCCGTTCTTGAATACAGCTTTAACCAGAGGACCCAAATTAAGATAAATGGAATCGGTATCAGAAGCAATGACATAATCAGTCTCCGTAGTTTTTAAAATTTTGTTTAGATAAGAGTTAACCTTGTTTTCTATCCATCTGATAGAAACCTGACCTGATAAGGTAATTGCTTCAGCGTTAGCAAGGTTGTAGTACCTGAAATACTGGTTACCAATGGCACCATAGGCAGAGTTCAGTTGGATCTTACGAGCCATCTGTATATTATTATATGCAGAAATATCATCTTGTAGTTTTGTATCACCAGTTTCTTCATACTTCTGCTTCGCTGCCAACATTTTTTTCTTGAAGATCACACGTTCATCGTAGATCTTCTGCATCATTTCAGGGAGGAAGCCGTGAATGTCCCTGCGATATTGTGCTCCATTGGCACACACGGAATAATCTCCAGAGATCCTGACTGTTTTATTAAGCAGTCCTTCAACTGAGGCATCGGGGTGCCTTCTTTCGGCGAGGGTTTCTGGAGAAATATTATACTGCATAATAAGATGAGGGTAGAGGCTGTTGAGGTCAAAGCTAGCAACCCAGTTATAAAGACCAGGCTTCGGCTCCTTGACATACGCTCCAGCATACTTGTCATCCTTTTTCGTTTCGATCTTCGGCGGGACACAGATTTTCCTCTCTTGTAAGTAGTTGTAGATAAGAGTGTCCCACATACGAACCTGTGAGTACACGTCTTGGAAGTTCACCTTGGCATCATATGCCATAGTGACTGCAAGTTCCAGAAGTTTCATCTTCTGTTCCAGTCTGTCTACGAGATCAACGTCTTTGATGTTGTACTCAACAAACTTATCCCAGTCATTCGTATAGAACGCTTTAAAGTTCTCGTACTGGGAATGATCTAACTTACCTTCACCCAATTCAACTGTAGCAATATGCTCCAGTCGATAAGACTCTTGGTTTGTATAAGTAAATTTCCTATACAGATCAAGATAGTCTAGTATTGATACCCCCATTATATCATACGAAAGGTTCTTCCGTCCTTGAATGTAAACTTCTCTCATATTAACCTTGTTCCAAGGTGAAAGACTCTTCATATGAGTCTCACTAAGGACACGTTCTATTCTTCTACAGATATAAGGTATGTCATACAGGTTACAGTTCCATCCTGTAATGATGTCAGGTGTATTCTGAGCCCACCACTGAAGAAAATCTATCAATAAGTCCTGCTCATTAGAGAAGACACGATACTCGTGCTCACCTTGATACTCTCTGGTACCCCAAGTAGTGAACTTACCTGTAGCAAAATCTTTAATTGTAATCAACAGAATCTTCTCTGCTGATGCTTCTGTATCTGGGAATCCATTCTCACACTCAACCTCAATGTCGATCGTATAGACCTTCATATCCTTAAGGGTGAACTCCATATGTTCCCAAGGAAATTTCTCACTGATCCACTGGTATATAAATCTCTCATACCCGTGGACTTCAAATCCTTCAACGTTCTTATACTTCTCTATAAATTCCCTTGCTCTTCTAGCACCGTCCTGTTTGACAGGTGACATCTTTCTACCATCAAGAGTCTTCCAAGTACCTTTAGGTGAGGGTACAAACAAAGTTGGTTTGATCGTATCCCTGTATGCCACAGGCTCACCATCCTCATACCCACGGCATAGGATGGAGTCACCCAACAAGGTCACATTTGTATAAATTGATTTCAAAGTGCCTTCTTGTACTCAGTGATGATAGTTTCCGACGGATCTACTATAGTCAAAACTACGTCAGATGTCAAGAAGATATCCCTCTGATCTGTGTAGAGTGGATACTTTGAGAACTGTCCGTCCTCAATCATATAAGCATTTGTTAGAAGGTAACTGGGTTCTTCATCCAGTTCAGTGACCTCACCCATCAAGTGACTGTGGTCCTTTAGTACTACGATCTTCAGTGGATTCATTTTGAGTTGCCTTTGCTATAGTTTCCCATTTTGATTGTATCTCAGGGTTTGGAGTGTAGACTGTTGCTACGTTGCTTAGAACTACAAGAGTCTTATTGTTTGATGACATTGGTATCCAAGGAAAGAACTGGACATTCAAGTCATTAATCTTTTGTGGTTCTTCAGAAGCGTTCTCCTCAAACAACATCTCAGCAGTTGCTGAAATTTCTATTTGATATGGATTGGTTAGCATATAACCTATAGGACTGTAAGTCTCTTGGTCAGGGTACGCTTCCTGAACGTCAGCGATTACGTCCTCTCCGTTGAGCATTCTTACGATTTTTACGGTCATAGTTCTTTTCCATTAGTTGATAGTATACACCACGAACGACCTCAGTGAAAGCCTTACGTGCTGTTATGTTCTTTTCGTCAGCGATAGTCCTTGCATAGAACAGGACTTCTTCGACGTGTTCCGTTGGTATATCAAGAGTAATGCTTTCATACTCTTCACACTGCCTTGGAGTGCAGTTAAAATAGTGGTTCATAAAAAAAAGAACCCTCAAGGTTCTTCTGTTGTTGTATCACTATGTATAGGTTTATCTAACATAGGACTCATATCTGGCATCTGTTCCCCAGTTATTATGACAACAGGGGCACTGACAGCAGCGAGAGTAACTGCTGTGAAGACTAACCCTGCTTCTAGTAATTGTAATAGTTCTACCAATCGTCATCTCCTTGTAGATCCTTAACCCACTGTTGTCTGCTACAGAATCCGTGTGCATCCTTTGTACCATCCATATGGTATTTGGTATGCATAACTTCTACCATAAGGAAGAATCCTATACACATCATTGGCAGCATCCAGAGTGGATGCCCAAAGACCTCACAAAATTCTTTGTAATAATCTTCGAACTTCACTCTGGATATGCAGGTAAACTATCTATACTATATCATAGACTTTCTTCTTTTGTGCTTCTGGTAACACACGTGTCAATATAACGTTAAGCAAACCATTGGTAAAGGATACCTCAGATATCTCAACATCATCTGATAGGTTGAATGACCTGTCAAATGCACGTGCTGCTAGTCCTCTGAAATTATATTCTCCTTGCTTATCCTCTTGGACTTTGGTGGATCTGATATGGAGTTGATGTCTCTCAGTAGAAACTTCTACATCCTCCTTACTCCATCCTGCTAATGCCATCTCGATCTTCCACTTATCGTCACTCTCTTTGACGATGTTATATGGTGGGTAGGCTGTGCTTTGGGGGTTCAATCCAAAGGCGTGTAATCTTGTTAGTGTGTCATCTAGTCCGACACTATATTTGTTGATTGCGTCAACAAGCACGTCCATATCTTTAGACGCGAAATTTGAGAACCGTGTAAGTCCAGTCATTGTTTTAGCTCCTTAGTAAGCGAGTTTGTGTTTTGTAGTCCCCGAAGGCGACCACCTATATTTAGCGCATATAGTACAAATGTTCAACCGTACCACTAATTCGGATGTCCGTATTAATACCCACGTTTCAATGTATTTTTGTGATAAATAGCAACGAAAGGTATCGGGGAATTATGAAGAAAGCATCCTTGCTTTTCGTTATGGCTATATTGACGGCACCATTATCAGCTCGTGCCGATATTCATCACCGTATGTCATCGAGTGTGGCTTTATCGGTGGACGCTGCTCAAACTTCTGTAAGTAGGGTAGGAACAACGTTTAGTGTATCAGGAAATAATGTAACTACAACAGTCACACCTTCTGGTGGATCTGCTGGTGCAAGTCTAGGTGGTCTAGTTGCTCCTGCGAGTGCAACTGCTGCTGCTACGGTTGTTGTACCAGATGCAACACAAACAGTGGCTGGAAATGCATTCAGCTACACATCTAGTCTGACTGCTGGTGATGCAATAAATACCACTGCACCTTCTACTGGTGCTGTTGCTGCATACTCCAATCAGTACTCAACAGCGGCTGGAACCGATGGCGATTTAGCTGGTTCTGTCACTAGTGCACACGCATTTAGTGGTGTCTCGGCTGGTGGAGCAGGTACTACAGCTACTTCGCAGTTCGTAACAGAATTGACCGTCAGATAACGGCTATATAACAATGAGACGTATAGGATTACTACTCATATGTTTCTTCGGTCTTCCGTTGAAAACCCTTGCGGTCCCTGTGGTCCCAAATTTTCAGCAGGGCTCGATGACGAGCCATACGGAGACCGAATCTACGGTTACAGAAACAATTAACTCAATAGATTATCGTACAGGATGGGAATACACAGTGACTGGGGTAGGCGTTTCCAACAATGGAGAGGCATTGAACCCA